AACAAATAACACTTGCAAAGTTAAAACTTAAAACACAACAAGATTTAAATAAACAAGGTTTAAGCGATAAAAAAGACGTTAAAGCAGAACTTGAATTAAAGGCACAATTAATAAACTTAGAGACTCAGAGGCTTGTAAAAGCTAAACAACTTTCTAGTCAATTAGTATCAGTTAGAAAAGAAGAAAAAAATAGACTTCAACAAATAGATGATGAAGCGGATGCAAAAGCATTAGCAATTCAAGATTTTAAAGATAGTTTAAGAATAAAAGATAAAGAGAATAAATTTGCTGACATTGAAGCAGAAAGAGAAGATAGGATTAAGGAATTAGAAGACCTAAAAGTTCACGAAACACTAAAACAACAAATGCTTTTAGATATTGAAGCCTCTTTTAAGGAAAAGAAAAAGGTAATTGAAGACGAAGCTAAAGTAATTGAAGACGAAAAATTAGCTGCTTTTCTAGAAAAAGAAACAGAGGAAAAAGAAATTTCTTTAGAAGATGAAAAACAGGCTGCTCTAGATAAGGCAAAAAGCCTAGGGGCTTCAAAAGAGCAATTGGCTAAAATTGAAGAAAATTATATAAACCAAATAGCAGAAGCAGAGGCTGCAGCGGATGATGCTAAATTAAATATGGCTAAGAAAACTTTAGGCGGAATTTCGGCTGCTTTAGGTGAAAATTCAAAAGCAGGTAAGGCAGCAGCGGCTGCTTCTGCATTAATAAACACGTATCAGGGTATAACCGCGGAATTGGCTACAAAAACCGCTACACCTTGGGGTTTTGCAATGAAGTTGGTTAATATAGCAACAACAGCTGCCATTGGTTTTAAATCTGTGAAAAGCATTTTAGCAACAAACCCATCTTCAGGAGGTGGAAACGCTACCAATCCGGGTGCCGGTGCCGCGATGGCTACAGCAGAACCTGTACCTCCACAGCCGCCTGCTTTTAATGTAGTTGGGGCAAGTGATACAAATCAATTAGCGGATGCAATAGGGGGCCAAACACAGCAACCTGTTCAGGCTTTTGTTGTTTCAGGTGACGTTACAACGGCCCAAAGTCTAGAAAGAAACATTATACAGGGAGCAACAATTGGGTAACAAATACAAAAATAAGTTTTAAATACGTTATAATAGTATGCAAATAATAGAGTTAGTTTTAGACGAAGAAAAAGAAGATGCAGGAATCGATTGTATTTCAATTGTAGAAAATCCGGCCATTGAGTCCAATTTTGTTGCTTTGAAAAAGCAGGAATCGATACAACTTGCTGAAGTTGATAAAGAAAAAAGGTTATTAATGGGTGCATTATTAATTCCAAATAAACCAATTTATAGAAATGGCCCGGACGGAGAAGAATATTATATTTTTTTCAGTAAAGAAACTATTGCAAAGGCTTCACAAATGTATTTGCAAAATGGCAATCAATCTAATTCAAATATAGAACACGGAGAAAAAGATTTACAAGGTTTGACTTTGGTTGAAACTTGGTTGGTGGCTGATGAAAAAATGGACAAATCTAGAGTTTACGGAATTGACGTTCCTGTAGGTACTTGGATGGGGGCCGTTAAGGTCAATAACGAAGAAGTTTGGAACGATTATGTGAAAACGGGCAAGGTAAAGGCTTTTAGTATTGAAGGATATTTCATTGATAAGATGGAACAGAAACCAAAAGCAAAAGAGGACCTAGAATTATCTGAAGATTTGATAATTGATAAAATAAAAAACATTTTAAATAAAAAAAATTAATGGCGCAAGAAAGAAGAAAGCCGGGTTTTATACCAAGTAGAACATCACCTACTAATAGCGGTAGGGCTTGTCTTTGTTGGGACACAAACACCTACTCTAGAAAATGTTGTGATGGCTCAATTCAAGCGCAAGGGATTGGAGTTATATCTAGAACAGACTGAAAATACAAAATCTAAATTAAAAACCGTTATATTAATAATTATGAAAAGTAAACTAAATCAAATTAAAGAACTTTTAAATATTCAGGTTAAACTTGAAGAAATGAAGTTAGAAAATGGTACTATAGTTAGTGCAGATTCTTTTGAAAAGGACAGCGAATTATTTATCGTTACAGACGACCAACAAGTAGCTATGCCTGTCGGCGAGTATTTACTTGAAGATGGCCGTTTATTAGTTGTATCTGAAGAAGGTATTATTGCAGACATTAGAGACGTTGCGGATGACGTAACACCTAAAGAAGGCGAAGAAATTACCGAAGACCTAAAAGACGACGAATACGAAGGAGACCATCCGGAAGGCGAAAAGAAAGAAGACGAAAAGGAATTGGAAGAAGAGGCAGACGTTGCAGATTGGAAGGGTATGGAAAAAAGAATCCAAAATCTTGAAGATGCAATTGCTGATTTAAAAGGTGATAAAGAATCTAAAATGGAAGAAGTACCGGAAGAACCTAAAGTTGGTGAAGAGGTAAACGTTTTAAAATCTAGAACCGTAAAAGAAGAATTTTCTGAAGTTTTAGAGCCTGCGGTTTCTTCAATTAAAGCAAACCCTGAATCTGAATCTGTTCAAAAGAAAAAAGTTGAATTTGTACACAATAAAATGGGTGCAACTACAATGGATAGAATATTACACAGATTAACTAACAAATAATATAAACAGTAAAATAAAAATAAAAATGAGTAATTTAAAAAATGTAAAATTAGCAACAGCTACCAATATTACTACAACTTATGCAGGAGAATTTGCAGGAGAGTATATTGCAGCGGCTTTATTATCTGCATCAACTATTGATGACGGAGGATTAACGGTAAAAGCAAACATCGCTTTCAAAGAAGTAATTAAGAAATTAGCTACAGGTGCTTTAGTTCAGGCAGCGGCTTGTGACTTTACACCAAACAGTTCTGTAACTTTAACTGAAAGAATAATTCAGCCGGTTGAGCTAATGGTTAACCTTCAATTGTGTAAATATGACTTCGTTAACGATTGGGAGAGCCAATCAATGGGATTCGGTTTAGGTCAAACTTTACCTCCAAAATTTTCTGACTTTATGATTGCACACGTTGCAGCAGAAGTTGCTCAAAATACTGAGTTTAATATTTGGCAAGGTGATACAGCAGCAGCAAGTAACAATTCATTTGATGGATTTGAAAAGTTAATCGCAGTAGCAGTAGCAGCAGGAGATATTCCGGCAGCACAAGCAATTGGTGGTGGTGTAGCTTTAACGGCTGCAAATATTATCGAAAAATTATCTGACGTTGTAACAGCAATTCCTGCACAGTTATACGGTAAAGAAGATTTATTTATTTACATCGGTACAAAAGCAGCAAAATTATATGTTCAGGCCCTTGGTGGATTTGCAGCAAATGGTTTAGGTGCAAATGGTGTTTCTAATATGGGTACGCAATGGTGGAACAACGGTTCTTTAACTGTTAATGGTGTAAAAATATTTGTTGGACAGGGATTATCTGACGATAAAATGTATGCAGCACAACGTTCTAATTTGTATTTTGGAACAGGTTTGTTAAATTCGACACAAGAAGTTAAGGTCTTGGATATGAGCGATTTAGATGCCTCAAACAACGCGAGAATCGTTATGAGGTTTACAAGTGCAGTTCAATTTGGAATCGCTTCTGATATTGTTTCTTACGTTTAGGATTAATTAATATTAAAAAGAGGGTAGGTGGTTCGTCTACTTACCCTTTTTTTATTCAATACAACTTGTTGAAAATCAATGAGTTAACTAATAAAAAAAATAAAAATAATTATGGCTTGTTTATTAACTACCGGTAGAAAAATTCCTTGTAAAAGTGGATTTGGCGGGATTAAAACCGTATATTTTGCGGATTACGGCACAATTGCCTCAATAACACTTGACGCAGACAATTTAGCAACTATTGTTAATGGTACACCTGCACCGGAATGGTTTGAATATAATGTTAAAGGGGCTTCTAGTCTTGAAACAACTGTTACCTCAAGTCGAGATAATGGTACGACATTCTACACTCAAACTTTAAATTTAACATTAACTTTCTTAGACTCTAAAACGCAGGGAGAATTGCAAACACTTGCAGTATCTAGACCTTACGCAGTAGTTGAAGATTACTATGGTAATAGCTTCCTTTTGGGCCTTGAAAATGGCCTAGAATTAACGGGAGGTACAGTTGTAACCGGAGCGGCTGCAGGAGATTTAACAGGTTTTACTTTGACGTTCGAAGGAATGGAAGAAAAAGCCCCTTATTTCTTAGGAGCAGGAGTGACGGCTTCAGGAACGCAAATTGACCCAACACCTGCCGGAGTACCTGCTTAAAAAGCAATGTATTCTTTAAAATAAAAAAGCATCCAAATATGGGTGCTTTTTTTTTTGCTTATTGATTTTACAAATTGCTTGTTTTTTACCGTTATATAAGTAATGATAATATTAACAACATCAGCGGCAGCACAAACACTTTCGGTAGTTCCTAGGATTTATTCTAGCGAATTTACAATGAGTATAAGAGACGATAGTACTAATGTAAAGGTTTTTTATGAAATACAAAACGCTGTAACATCAGGGAACTATTCGAGTTTTACAAATATTTTTAACCCTGTTTTAGTTGAAAACCATTTTTATAACTTAGAATTATACGTAGATTATAATTTTTGGAATACAAATTACGGATTTTGGCAATTGGACAATTTTAAATGGAATGAAGACGAAAGACAAGTTTTAGACATTTATAACGATAAAATATTTTGTACGGACCAAGATATAAATCAACTAG